AGGAACCCGGTGGTATATTTGGTAGTGGCGGGTTGTTTGGCCCAGCCCCTGTGCAACAAGGTTTGATGCAGGGCCCCTCTAGAGGCGGTACAGCGGGTATATTCCAGCTTACGCCTGATAAGTTGGGACAAACTGTTGGCAATGGTGCGGCACAGGGTTTTGCTCGTCCGCCTTCGCCCCCACCGTGGAGTGGCGGGGTACACGGAATAACCGGTTTGTCAGCTAGCAAAGCCCCAGACGTTATTAATTTAGCACAGCAAGCTAATATGTCCCCAACAGCCGTGGAGACAATGAACCGAGCGGCTGGGTTCCCACTTGATGCGGCACCAACAGTAACAGGAACACAAACTGCCACAAGTGCGGCGTCAAATACTGCCGCTAACGTAGGGGCCAAAGGGGTAAACGCAGGGAGTAAAGCGGGCAGTAATCTCTTAGGTAAAGCAGGCGTAGGATTAGGTGCAGGATTAAGTATATATGATATGACCCAGAATGGGATCAATGTAAGTAACGCCCTTGGTCTTGCAGGAGCAGGAGCTATGGGCATGGGTATGATGGCAGGTGCCGCAAACTTTTGGAATCCATTAGGTTGGGCATTGATGGCGGGCTCAATAGGTTCATCATTTTTCTAAGGAATAGATATGGCAAAAGGTAAATACATTTCTCCAAGCAAGAGGTATCGGCGTGATGCCGGTGACGTAGGTGATTGGTATGACTATTGGTTGGGTGGAGGAAACTGGAAGCCTGACGCTAGCGTGGCAATTGAGAAGGAATATAAGAGGCCTCCGGTACTGGGGTCGGGAAAACCACTGTTTCCTTCTGTACCACGACAGACTATACACCAGACCACCACTAGCCCACGAGCTATGCCTGTGACACAACGGTTACCAGCCCCTATCAATCCTATTAAAGCAACTCCAGCTAATATAAGAGATAGTGGGGCAACTTTAGTCCCAAACAATGTTTCGCCATTGGAGGTGCCGAAAAGGGGTTTATTAGATCGTGCTGGGGACTTTATCTCACGCAAGTGGGAGGGGAGAGATAAAACTCCCATGGACTCACCTGTGAATCGTGGTTTAATACAATTTGGTTTATCGGCTATGAACCCAGACACTTACTATAACGATCAGGGGTTTGGCATAGGTGCTTTGGGTGCGTTTTCTAAGGCTGGGCAGGCTGGCTTAGCAGAGCATGATAAAATTACCGAAATGTTAGCCAAGCGAGAGGACAGAAGGTTTGACAGGGATATGCGTAACAGGCTATACGACCTTGAAGTGGACAAGGGTGATCGTGCCCAAGAGGAACTTGGTTTCCGTGAGCAAGAAATAGATTTATTGGGTGATAGATTTAAGCTGGACGAAAAGAATATCAAAGGGTTGGTCAAGACCCGTGCTGGCCAGCTAAAATTACAGGAACGTATATTCGCCCACAACCAGTGGAAAGACAGGGAAGCTAATGAGCAAATGAAGATGAGCGGTACAGACATGTCGTTCACTAAAGCACAATGGGCTAAAATCATACCAACCATTGTGTCTAGCCAAACTGAGTTGGATGCCATGACAATGTATATGGTTTCTCAAATGGAGAAAAAAGAAAAAGCTGTTTTTATGAAACAAATGGAAAGTAACGATCCGATGACTAGGCTGAACGCTCTTTTTAAAAAGCTAAAGCCCACTTCTAGGTCTGACGGATACCATCCAACAGACGGGACCGAAGATCCTCTTTCCACGTGGGAAATGAAAAAGATGATAAGGGGTATACTAGATCCCCAAAAGGCCAATCAACTCGAACGTATATTAAAAGCACGAAATCAAAATGGTTGATATAACAACACTAACAGATGACGAGTTATCCACTATCACTCAGTCGTTCCCCGCAAATATTTCTGACGAAGATATATTATTTGCAATAGAAAATGCGGGGAGGGAAGAGTTGCTTGGTGGGAAACCTGTGCCACGGGTTGATACTGATGTTGGAGTGGGCGGAGAACAAAATAGATTAGGAGGCCAAGATACCTCTTCGATTCCAGTTCAGAATCCAAAGTATTCAACTTGGGACACAGAAAGGTTCCCAGAAGGCAAAGTTTTCCAACAGGCACACGAAGAATACTTCGGGGTGTCCCCAAATGATGCCCGTGGAATTTCTAGGGATAAAATAGAGAGTCAGTTAAAACAAGATTTACAGGGGTTTGCTGAAAGAGTATATGATGACCCATATTTTGCTCCTAAAAAGTCTGACGTGGAGTGGGCTGGTGATGACCCCACCCGGCTGTCTCTTCTTGATTCAGAGGGCAAAATTGACTTTGATACTTTCATTGGTGCACGTACTGGGATGGAGCCAAGGGAGATCAGTGATTTCTGGGCACAATACACACCGGAACGAATAGAGGAGTTAGGCAAAGAGGATGAGGATAAGGGTATCGTTGGTAATACTTGGGATACGGCCAAGAGTGTTGTTGGGCATGTAACTGGCGTCCCTGAAACTATGACCAGCATGACGACTGGGTTTTTTAGTAGTGGCGGCGGATTGGTAGTGGGGCTAGGCTCCGCTCTCTTTAATTGGGATGCAGAAAAGATCCCGGAAGAAATGGAAAGAATACAGGCGGGCTTTACCTACCAGCCTAGAACCGAGGCTGGCCAGAAATATATGGAAAATATAGGCGAATTTTATGAGGCCTTAATATCTAAGCCGACAGATAAATTCTTGGTAGACCCACATGAGGGCAGTCCTTATATCCAATTAGCGGGGAAAGTTGCTGGTGAAGGTATTGGTCTACTTGCCCCATTTCGTTTACTTAAAGGGAAGGGTGGAAAAACAAAGATTGATTTGAAATTAAGGGGAAGGTCCCCAATAGAAACCGGGACCCATGATGCTCATATTAGAGCATTTGATCGGATGGTGGAAGATGGGGTATACCAAAAAGGACACGTCAGTGCATTTGAAAAATCAAAAGCAGGTGATATATCCATAGAAACAATGTCTCATCAGGACCCCACGCCAGTAACCCCGCTTAGGTCGCCTAGTTCACTAGCGGAAATATGGGCTTCTTTTAAAGACATATTTTTTGAGGGAAGGGAGTCTGTGACTCGTATTGATCGTATTCGAGAAATGTTTGGTAACAGATTACACAAGATAGACCTTATGTTAGGTGGCAACATAATAGGAAAGACTGTCGGTTACTTTAAGAATAATCAATACCGCCAAAACCGCAAGGCTATGAATGACATATTACTTGAAGGTGATATGCAAGGTAAAAATTTTACTGTTAAAGAGTTAAAGGACAGGGGCTATAGCGATAATGTTATTAGCGGATACCGACAAACCAGAAGTGCCTTTAATCACGCATACCGTATGGCTAGGAATGTTCGTGACGAATTTGGGCGACCGTTAGTGCCAAAGAGGGTGGGGTATATTCCACATTTCTTCCATAACTATTTTGTCCGTTTCGGCAACAACCTCAGATCCGCTAAAACACTAGCAGAAGCTAAGGAGATAGCCCAACAGGCAAAGGCCGAGGGATGGCAAGATATTAAAATCAACCCGAAGCCGTTTAAGTTTGCCGGTGAAGAAACGCAAGCTGTAGTGTTAGGAGATCATGCGTACCACAAGATGATGCGTGAGTTTGAGACTAAATGGGAAATGTCAGAGGCTGACTTAGCCCAAATGAAGGATTATTTTACCAAGTCCTCAAAGAATCGTCAGTTCGGTAACTTCATGGAGCGTAAGGGTGTTGAGGGATGGGAGCAAAATTTAGACTGGGCGGTGCCCCACTACTTTAACAAGGTTTCACGTTATATAGGTATGGAGATATTTAAGCACCGGGCTATCTCTCATTATGAGAAGAACTATAAGACAAAATTTACAGATGCCCCCGAGGCAGGTTCACAGGCGGCGTATGCTAGGCAATATATTAATGATATGCTTGGTGTCCCAAATAGCATGGAACTAGCTATTAGTGCTGGTATTCAGAAAGTACCTTGGCTTAACCGTTTTTCCAGCGACTCGTTAGGGGGAAGGCCATCGGCTGAACTAGCCTCCCGCATCGCTGGTGCTACGGCGGTAGCAAAACTAGGGCTTTACAACGTATCGGCGGCGGCTGTCAATATGACACAGCTTATGATGAGTAATGCAATACTTGCTGGTAGAGGCTCTATGGCCCCCGTGTCCCCTTATCTTTTACAGGGGATACAAAGAACATTAGGTATCGCTACCCGTAAGGGGCTTAGGCAATTTGGTGTCAAGGTAAAGCCTAGTCCGAATGAAGGATTACTTCGTAAGATGAATGTGGGCCGTGACCAAGGATTGGAGTCTGGTGCAGGCTATAGCAAATTTAACGCTGGTAAAATATTTAATGCTACAACCTCTATGTTTAGAGGAGCGGAGTTTTTACTTCGTGCTTCCACTGGCATAGGTGCTTTTATGAAGTCCATGGCTGAGACTAGAGGTAAGGGTATGACAGAGATAGCGAGGCGTAAACAAGCTATTGAATACGCTAAAGATGTCAACCGACAAGCTAACTTCGATTATTCTATCGCTGATGCCCCTTCTGCTTTGCGTAACCCACTGGGTGTTACATTGGGCCAGTTTAAGAAGTTCCCCATTAAAGCGGTTGAGTTCATGTGGGGTTTGGAGGGGACGCAACACGCTAGGTTTTGGACGCCATTTATGCTTATGTCTGGGATGAATGGGATGCCGGGGCTTCAGTTCTTTAGTGAGACAATAAAACAATTAGGTGGTCCAGAGCTAGAGTTGGAAATTAAGAAGGGGATGGCTGAGTGGGCCGGTGACGACCCTGACCGTAAGAAGATTGCAGAGACTGCCATGTATGGTTTGATGTCACAGGTCGGTGAAGGTACAGATATATCCAAGCGTATTGGTATGGGTGATGTTATACCATCCCGCCCAAAAGACTTATTGGGGCCCCAACTTAGCTCAATGATTAGTGCGTCCAAGGCGATTGGTGATGCTGACCCGATTCAAGCTATTCGCTCTGTTACTACCGCCCCGGGCAATATGTTGAAGGCTATATTCGAAGATGAGCTATATGTTTCACCGCATGAACGTGGACGAGCAGTAGCAAAAATTAACGATCAAGACCGCATAGCTATGGCACTAGGGTTTAGGCCATTAAAAGTGGCCAAGTCCTCTGACTTTGCCCGTATTACCAAATATATTAAAGACGGTTTACAGGATGAAGAGAAGGAAATTATAGATGATATTGTTTTCCTAATGCGAAGTGGCAGAAGTAATCGGTTAGGAAAATCTATTGGCAAGGCGTCTGCCCGTGGAATTACTTCTAAGCGTATTATGAATGAGATGGTTAAAAAAGGAATGCCTCGTGATATGAGGGCGTTGATGAATAATCTTACTAAGCGTAATGCCCCAGATATCTTGCCGGTGGCACCTTTCTTTATGGGGGGCAAGTAATAGGATGTACTTTTTAGAAGGAGAGAATAGATGACTGATTGGGGTAAGATACTATTGGGCTTAGGTGGCGCAGGTGCTTTATATGGGTTATACAATAATTTCGGAGGGGGCCGACCCGTAAGCAGGGCGATGGGGTTACTGGACGTAGAAGACCCTGAGGCTGTAGAAGCGCCTTGGGATAGGTTTGTGGATGAAACGATAGACGAGGAGGGGAATGTTATAGACAGTAGAATAACTGAGGTTTCTCCCGAAGGCGAAGAAAGACTTGCCCCAAGATTTGGCAGGCCTGAAAATTTCCCAGAAAACGTGCCACCAGACGCTATGAGAGAAATCCCTGACCCTGTTCAGTATTTCCGCCCCATTAGCGACTTCGCACCAAATCCTCATACTTATTCTCCAGAAGAATACTGGGAGGGGAAGACAAGGCAATTAGCGGAGACAAGCGGGGTAGATTATCCAGCCAGTCTAGCAGAATACAGGCGTATGCAATCCTTGGCAGGGGCTATTCCGTCAAGCCCACATAACCCAAATAGATATCGAATGGCAAGGCCTATGCCAACATTAGGGCAGTTACAAGACGTTGATCCAAGAAGTTACACTATGGGTACTGGTGGTTTACTTGATGAATTGGGCACAGAAAGGTATAGATAATGTTTGGAGATGCTTTTACTGGGATTAAAGGCTTTTTTGGTGGGCAGACACCACCTGTTCCAAGTCCGCAACAACAATACGAGGCTAGGCCAAGACCTCCGTTGACCCCACCACCTACGCAGTATACCATTCAGGGTGGCGACACATTATCACAGATAGCACAACGGCTGGGGGTATCTGCGGATGATCTTGCTAGAGCCAATACCATCCAAAACCCCCACATGATTCGTGCAGGGCAGGTTTTAAACTATCCTTCAACGCAATCCCCGGATGCCAATGAATCCTTAGTACAAGCACAACAAAATAGCAAGATGGTATGGGATGATTACATAAAGGCTGTGAAGCGTAAGAATAGCCGTGAGGAGCAGGTAAGGAAAAAGGACATGATCTCCGTTAAGCCGAAGGAAGCGTTCGGGGCCCCTCCACTAGATGTGATGGAGCCAGACACCGAGGCTATGTTAAACGGGGCACCCGGTGCTTTTGATTGGTTGAACCCTATGGCCGGAAGCTATGACCCTACACAAAACACAGACTTAGAGCCGAAAAAAGTCAAAGAGATAGCGACTGAACCGGATATGTCCCATTTGACGGGTATTCGTGACCAGAATGGCACCCTAACCGTAAACCAGCTAGGGGCTCGGCTACACACTGACCACCCTAATTTAAGTAAGGCCCAAATGCAGGTCCCAGCTACACTAGGTAATAACAACCCTATCGGGATTTTAGTGGGTGATGGTTTTATCAACTGGGACGGGCTCACTCAGCGTGGGCAAGATCGGAAGGGGCATGAACACTCAATGTACCAGTTTATTACGCCAGAATATGGTGCGAGGGCGGCCGCTAGAAATATCAGAACGCAGGGGCGTACGGGCAAGGCGAGTACTTATGGCGGTTTTGTCAACCTACTTAAATCTCGTGATAAGAAACGGGGTAGAGGGTATGATAAATTTGTAGCAGACAAATTAGGGGTAAAGGTTACTGATACATTTAACTACGAAGATGACCAATCGTTGGCTGATTTCTTAGAGGTATTTGCTAATTATGAATCTGGGTCATACGAAACAAAAAACAAACATGTCCAGAAATGGCCTCGTGGGGTTATAGAAACAGGAATTTTAATGGAAAGAAGATAAAATTACTTGACACGCAGAAAACTTGTGGTATATTAGTCTCAACAGTCGGGAGGACTGAGGCTTACCACACGATGTTTTGCACAATAAAAGTCTCTTGCAGAGCGTAAGCTCATCCACGCAAGAGCGTCCTCCCAAGGGGGTTGGTACTGTTACCCAGTATCAGCCCCCGCTTACTTTTCAACGGGAGGACAATATGCCAATCACAGAAGAACAAAGACAATTGAGAGAAGGGAAGATAGGTAGCAGTGATATTGCTGGTGCCAGAGGTCATTCCCCATACACCACCCCTGCGAAGGTTTACGCCAAGGTTAAGGGTTTGTGCGATGGTCCTGTAGAAACCACCGCTATGCGTGTGGGGACTGCTATGGAGCCTATTATCTTAAATGAATTTAACCTTAAACATGGGGTGGATTTTAATGAGTATAACGACACTTTGCATCATCCTTATTATGAGTTTCTTATCTGTCATTGTGATGGGATTAATGGAGATCAGACAGAGCTTCTTGAAATCAAGAATGTAGGACACAGAGTCAGCCATCACTGGGGACCTGACGGTGATCCCGTTGGAGTACCTTTATATGTGCTAGACCAGTGTGTGTTTCAGTCGTTTATGACCGGTATTATGACAGTATGGGTGTGTGCTTATTTTGGTGGAAATGACATACGATCTTACAAAATTGTGTTCTCTAAAAAAGATCACAATGCGTTAGAGGACGACCTACTGAAATTCTGGGGTTACGTTGAGAGGAGCGAGGTACCACCATTAGGTGCCACGGATGCAAAATCCGCCTCTTTGTACTGGCCACAACATAGTACCGGAGTAACGGCTTCTATAATTGACAATGCCAGAGTACTAGGGTATACTAAGAATCGTCAGAAGAAGCAAGATGCCGAGGAGGAGATGTTGAAGTATGAAGCCTCACTTAAGCAGAGTATGAAGGATTCTGAGGAGCTTCTTGACGATAAAGGGAATGTAATATTCACTTGGCGGACCGATAGAAGGGGCAACCGGTCATTTCGCTGTAAAATTCGGGGAGGCTGATATGCCAAGAACAATAACTAACCGGAAGCACCAGTTTGATGTATTCTATGAGGTACTAGCGTTGTATTACAATGCTGAATCTTTAAGATTTGAAAAGTTAATAGATGACGGGGCACACCCCCATGTTATTCGAAGAGAAATGCAGGCTTTAGACAGGCAGATTAAAACTTTTAAAAACCGTTATTTAGAGGAGACTAAAAATGACACAAACGACAGAACACCAAGAGGCGGTGCAGACGATACCAGTCCCAGTGGAAAAGCATGTGGCGGTGATAACTCAGGCCCTAGTGGAAGTAATGAGGGACGTTCGGTATGTTCAGAAAACCGGAAGAAATGACTTCCATAAATATACTTATGTCACCGAGGGTAGTCTACAGGATCACTTAGTTCCTGCGTTAAGCAAGGTAGGCTTGTCTTTGGTCGGAAGTGTAAGTGAGATGAAAGTTGATGAAAAAAAGGGAGGAGTGTACGTTGAATTTACTTACAACCTTACTCATCAGAGTGGGGCAATTTGGCCGTGGCCTATTAAGTACTGGGGCTATGGACAGGACAAGGGTGATAAGGCTATTTATAAAGCCTATACTGGGGCTAACAAGTATGCCCTGTTCAAACTGTTTCAGATTGCTACTGGGGATGACCCCGAGGCTGATGTTGCCACAGACATTAATGCCGAAAGTTCCCCAGTGGGGAAAGTGGTTGAGGCAATAGGTGGGGAGAGCCAGAAAGCTGTGACAGCTTATCTTATGAATCGCTTTCCTAATAACCCTAAGAACCGAACTGCGTTGCTGAAAAGCTACGTTAGTAAGACGAAGAGCCAGATGGAAGCAGGCAAGGTAGCCGATGTTTCCGACTTGACAGAGCAAGATTGCTCTGCTATATTAACCATCATTGAGAAGGAGTAATAAAGATGTCATCATTTAACGGTGTTACATTTATGGGCAACCTGACAAGGGACCCGGAAACAACGTTCCTAAAGAATGACAAGACCGTAACTAAATTCGGGCTTGCCATGAATAGGAAGTACAAAACAGGCGATGAAACAAGGGAAGAAGTTTGTTTCATTGATGTCGAATTCTGGGGCAAGCGGGGGGAAACTATCTCCGAATACTTCAAGAAGGGTTCGCCAATTCTTGTGAATGGTAGTTTGAAGCAGGACAACTGGGAGGACAAGGAGACTGGGGCTAAACGCTCTAAACACCTTGTTTCCGGTAAGGAGTTTGCGTTTGTCGGCAAGAAAGAGACAGCAGACGTACCATTCTAATAGTTGGGGGGCGTAAAGCCCCCCTTCACCTTAAATTTATGGAGGACGTTATGAGTAAAAAGAAAACAGCTACAAGAGGAAGACCGCTTGGGACGGAGATGCCTAAAGACCTAAAGGCTATCAAGACTATTTCAGATGTTTTAATAGATCTTGATGATCCTAATGTTGTAGAGCGTGTAACGTGGTATGTGAGGCAGGCAGTCGAATCTCATTATGAGAAGCTTGGTTACATGTCAGGGTTACAGTGTTGTGATGGAGGTGACGATAATGAGTAAAGACCCGATGAGTAACGATGAAGTTCTTGATTTAGTAGGAGATTTTGTCTACAGTCAAGGACGTTTGAGCATGAATGAGGCAAAGGAACATGGTGACAGGGATATAACTAACTGGAATCCCGGAACCACATTACCAATAACTTTGAAGTGGCTTATGGATTGTCAAACACAATACGCTAAAGAGTTAGCAGTGCGTGATGCCGCTCTCAAAGAAATACTGGGAGATAAATACAATGAGGCAATATTACGAGTGCAGGGTTTACGACCCAGAAGGCAACCTGAAAAAAGTGCACACGCCGGAAATGTTGATGAAACGAGCGATGAAGCTGGGGACGCAGGATGCTGAACTCTACGAAAATAAAGACCCGAGCAAAAAGTTTGTTACAAGAAATCGCCCGTCTAGAGAGGAACTTGCCGAGATTGAAAGCCGAAACACGCTATGGAAAGTCAGCCAAGGAACGGCGTATAGCTTCGGAAGGCATACCTAGGACCGAGGCTTTGATTAGGGAAAAGAAAAAAGATTACGCCAACCTTAACAAATTAGGAGGCTACGACTATGGCTCATAATCCAGAGTTTTATTTACTACTTGACAAGATCGCCAAGATGCACGATAGTAAAAATGCGGACTACGCAAATAGTGACGACCCTTTTGCAAATTTCAGAATGTGTGAGAATATGGGTTTGGACGCATGGAAGGGTTGCTTAGTTCGTATGGGCGATAAATTCCAACGTATTTCAGAGTTCGCCCGCAAGGGGACAGTCGAAAACGAAAAGATTGAAGACACCTTTTTGGACTTGGCTATTTATTCACTAATAGGTCTGTTGTTGTACCAAGAAAAACATATAAAGACAGACTCAAACGATTTAGGGAGGGAAGAGCTTTATGGGACGTCTCACATCAGAATTGACAAAAATACGGGCTTCGTTAGAGAGCTTACAGTTACAGAATCAAAGCCTATCACGGCAGATGGAGGAGTTAGCGAAGAAAAATGCGGTCCCTCTAGAGGTTCCAAAGAAGAGGGTATCGGCGAAAAAGCGGACTTATTCGAAGACTGCAACTCCACCTTCGTTTCTAGACCGGAAGACAGCGGAGAAGATATGGGAGGGGGTTCGTAATGTCTCGGGGAGCAGACGGGAGCCGAACTTATCCAAGTGGGCCGAAGACATTCGTAAGCTCAAGAACAGGGAGAAGGTCAGTGATTCCAGAATTTTGGAAGTATTCAACTTCGCAAATACTGATAGCTTCTGGAAGACCAACGTTCTTAGTGCGGGGGGGCTATCGAAACATTGGGTCATGCTTTCAGCCAGAGTTAATTCGAAGGCCGAAGAAAAGGGTAGTGACCACTCGGAGTTCATTAGAAATCTTATAAAATCTTAGGGGGGACGTATGGATAAAACAAAATTTGTGTTAACAATTTTAGTATCCGCCTTTATAGTATGCTTAGTAATATTCTATCTTATGTGGCGAGAGCCTGACGCCAGATTAACCTCGGAGCTTCGTGCGGGGCATAATGAAACCTTGGAACTGGGTTTTTCTATTGCTGATATAAGGCGTGAATTAGGTGATAAAAATTGGGAGTTTGTCCACTGTACACCAACTAATAAAGATTGCGGGAGGTTAGATGACTAGACTTATAGACACTATCCACGTTAAGCCCGTGCTGGAATATACGCTTCCAGTGCGTGTTGACAAATATACCAAGTCCTTGGTACAGCAAGTGGCTAAGAACGCTAATGTATCGCAGTCTGAATTATTGAGGCGTATCGTGGCCTATGGATTAAAAACCTATTTCACCGAGATTACAGACGTTAAGGAGGAGAAATGTCTAAAATCGGAGTAGTTGGGATGTCCAGCTTATCTCTACAGGACTGCCCACTCCACGACCCCACAAGTATTGGGGATGACTGGATGTTTTATGGGTTGCCTTGGCATGATGAGTTTTACCAGTTATTTGATGTATGCTTTGAGATGCACCCTTGGGAAGAATTGCAGAAGTCTCATGCTAAGCGTCCTCCAGATTACAAGGGACGCTTGAACTTGCTCTCACAGAGCCAAGCATTATTTATGCAGAAATTAGTCCCAGATGTCCCTGAGGCTCTTGTGTACCCGTTAGGTGATATTGTGGGCCAGTTGGGCATAGATTACTTTAATTCATCTATTGCATACGCTATGGCTATGGCTATTTGCAATAAACCTTCAGAAATATCAATCTGGGGGGTTGACATGACGGCCACAGAGGAGTATGCTGTCCAACGTCCTAACATGGAGTTCTTGATAGGACTGGCGGTAGGCAGGGGGATTGACGTTAAAATATCCAATTATTCGCCATTATGTAAGTTTGATACAACTGGCATCCATTTAGGTAACATGGAGATGGAGTACAAAGAGAGGTATGGGTGGCTATGAGAATCCTGTGTATGTTGGGATTCCATAGGTGGAGTAAGTGGCAGGAGACATCTGACAAAATCCATCAACGCCGAATTTGCATCCGTTGCCAGCTACAGAAACAAATAATCATCTAGGGAGGATGAATGATAAACGCCACAGAACAGGAAAATGTAGTTTTAAGCTGTATTCTAAGGAAACCTACGCTCATTCACAGGGCTAGCACCATTTTAGAGTCTGGTGATTTTAGCGACAATAGGGCAAGGGTGATCTATATGTGTATGCTTTCCCTGATGCGGGATGGTCAGAGCGTAGACTTCCTATCAATCATAGAAAGAGCTAAACAGCTAAAGTTCCCACCCCCTACGGTACAGGAGTTATCTGTTTTAGAGGACTTTACATGGACCGCAGAGGTATTTGGGCAAGCATCATCCACGGTCAAAGAAGATTCGGTGGTACGGAAAATTCGGATTCTATGTGAACACATTAGTAAGCAGGCAGGCGATCAAAAGGCAAGCGACATCCTTAGTGACATCCAGAAACGCACTACGGCACTCTGTATGGACTTAGATTCGTGTTCTGGGGATGATGGAGTACTTACCCCCGCTGACAGTTCTGAACTGGCTTTAGAGTTGATCAGGGACAGGATGGCTAACCCCGGTGTGCAGGGGCCACAGATAGGATTTCCTACAATCGACCGTGCTATTAGGGGCTTAAGGCCAATTAACATCGTATCTGGCGGTACTGGGGTCGGGAAAACCACTGTTTCCTTGAGTATGGCAGTCAACCTTGGTATCCATCGTCAAGTTCCTACACTTTACCTGAATTACGAAATGGATAAAGAGGAACTGATAGGTCGGATACAGGCTAATCTGTCGAATACAACCCTAGATGAGGTAGAGACAGGAACATACGACCAGAAGACCGCTGAGAGGCTTATATCGGCATCTGAGTGTATTGGCAAGTGCAAATTGTTTCTTTCTGGGAATGAGCCAAAGACTATTGACCATACTATTAATCTGATACACCAATACCATTCAGAGCATGGGATTAAGGTGGTTTTTATAGATTACTTAGGGGAAATAACCCCTGATAAGTTCAAAACTGACAATAGGGAGTCTGATTATGCCACATTCAGTCGTTGGGTACAAACTATCAAAGATGAATGCAGTCCTCTCGGAATCAAAGCTGTCATCTTGTCTCAACTTACCAGAGATGCTGACGATAATCCTAAACTTAACCAAGTCGCAGGAAGCATTGACATCGCAAGAAAAGCGAATACATTTATTGTTCTTGGATATGATAAGAATATTGCTCAAACGCACGGATTAAATTGTAACCCTAATTTCATGAAAATAGTGAAGAATAGGGCTGGGCGTTCGCCAGTCACAGTCCCTATATCGTTTAACGGTGACTATCAGCAGGTGAGGGAGAACTAAATGCCTACATACGAAACGGAGCAAGACCGTAAGAATGAACTAAAGGTTGGTTTGGCAGTAGCGGATAAGTTGGGGTACAGGGCTACACAGATGCCAAAATATTCACCTTGGGACTTTGAGTTGTTTGGTAGTGGTAAACTCCAAGGGATTGTTGAGGTTAAATGGAAGGAAAGGATTCGCTTTGGCCAATTTGATGATGTTTATTTAGATTTATCCAAATGGGTTAACTGTTTGGAGAAGGCTAAAAAAAATACTTGCGTTCCTTTCTGGCTTGCGGTAAAGTTCAAGGACGGTATATATATGACTGAAACAGATATACCGACACCGACAGGGTGTACTATGGAACAAAGAGATGGCAGGGAGGAGAAGGTATTGGTTCTTAGGATAGGGATGAAGACCTTCCAACCGTTAAGTTATTTTGAGCAAAGACCTTTATGGTAGACAGCCCCAGTTCACGGCAAAGCTACCTGTCGGGTGTCGGGGGCAAAATCGGCACCATTTGAGGGCGTTGACGGAGGACAACGTAAGGTAGCAATCCTCCCCAAATTAGCAACTAGCCTCACCCCCTATATTATAAATATAACCTGTATAGAGAGCTATCTGGGTGGTGTTTATACCTATATCTTGTGTCGAGATCAGGGGGTGGGGCTTTTATATTGGGGAAAAATGGAAATCAACGTTCTTAGCTTAGCTGAAACCTATGGGTGGACTCTCTTTATGACGCTGTGGGCGGCTTGGACTGTAAAACAGATAAACAGGGGGCTATGGTATGGGGTATATTCTGGCTTAGTCTGTAATTCATGTTTCCTTTATCACTGGTGGTTAACTGGGCAGTATGGTTTTCTTGTGGGGGACCTGATATTTACCGTTACATATTTGACTGAAATTAGGCATAACCGGGGGACGAGATGAAATGTAAGGAATGCGTATATTGGGAATGGCCAGATAATAAAATGGGTTTATGCAAGAAGACAGTGAGTGACGTTGGACGTGAGGGTATGGTCACTATGTCGGATGATGGCTGGGAGGCCGGCATATATACAGGGCCGGAATTTGGGTGTATTCACTACGAAAAAGAGCCAGAATGAAAATCTTGTCAAGTAAAATCGTAAACTTTATTTTCTTTACCAGACTGGTCGATTTAGCTTGACAACGTTTGAAATGTATGAGACACTCATAATGAGAAAAAGATGTCCAAAAAATAGTTTAACCTGTTAAATCCTCCCAGAAAAAAAATATATTAACTCTGAGCGTAAGCGAAGAGAATGAAATTTAAATCTTTTGATTTTTAAGGAAGAGTATGCCTAAAAAAGCTAAAATGTGTTATATTTGTGACAGGGTATTTTTTGAAAATGGTATAACACATGAAGTTTTGGATGATAAGACGGTGTGTACTCAATGTTGTGTAATGAGAGGACTGGGAAGTTATGGCGAGTCGTTCCAAGATCAAAGGTTCGAGAGTAGAGAGGGAGATAGTCAAGCTATTCACTGATAGAGGGTATGAAGCTAAGAAAGTCCCGTTATCTGGTGCTTGTGCGGAATATAAGGGGGATATCGACTGGAAATTTAAGGACCGTGACATTAAGATAGAGTGTAAGGCTAGGAAAGACGGTACTGGATTTAAGGTATTAGATAACTGGATGGGAGATAATGATATACTGGTGTTGAAGAAGGATAGAACACCACCGAATGTATATATGTCTTTAGAAACCTTTTTCGAGATTACTAAATATTGTGATGAATTGCCTTAACTGTAAATATGCTAGATGGGTTGACCAAGAAGTGGGTGAGTGTACTTGGGAGCCTATACACCTAGCAAAATACATGCCAAAAGCGGCTAATAACTGCTCAGTGGCCAATGCTATTATTTACAAAGACCCAATCTACAGGGCAGAGCCTCATTATGAGTGCCCAGCGTTCTTAGCTTAGCCCGATCTTAGCTTAGCTACTCCACCCCGAATCGCTCAACCCAAGTCAAAACAATGGGTCAAAACCAAAAAGATGAAGGAAGATATTAAAGTAAAACCTTGCCAAACAGGAAGGAAGAGATATTGAAGTGAAAAGATGAAGGAAGATATTGAAAGATTTTTTGCCTTGCCAAATTACGATCCTAAATCCCATTTTTGGGATTTTCGAGAAAACAGAGGAAAAAATTCCCCGGCTCTTTTTGGATGGGAGCCGGGGAGATTTTATTATTTGATTCGGACGAGGAACCCGGCGATCCTGCCGGGAACCCCACCCAAAATGATTAAGATTCTTTAAAGCAAAAAGTTAAAATTGAGCCAGTGAGGAACCAACCCCAACCCCCGATTTCTGCAAAACATAAAAGCCCTGCAAGAATCAGGAGAAGGATTGAAACCAGATTATGCCATTGACTCATTAATACCCTTCAAGATTAAAAAGTTTCTGCCTGTCTAGCTCAATCTGCTCCGCTCTGTTTTCTTCCATTTCCTTCTCTTTTGCGTTCCAGTATTTGCACTCATCGGCAAATATTTCTTCCCTTTTTTTCCAGTAAGCATCATTCCATTGATCATCTCCGTATCTGTGAACTGGTGTATACCCTCTGCCAACGGGTTCCTCCCAAGCATCGTAGCCATAATTAATATTCTCATCACCATCGAAAACATAACCAGATTGACTAGTGGTTCCACCTTTCACCATCAATCCCATTTTCCAGAAATTATTGGAAGAAACGAAACCATCGTGTTTATCCCAATATGCTCCCGTTAAATCAAGTTTTCCAGAGTGATGTAAAATTGCTAGATACTCATCAGAATCTGATAAAGTCGCACCTTTTGAGAGATACCCTTCCCAAGCCAGTAAACGGGAGTCAGACCAAGCACCTTTCGGAGGCCTGTTAGTTTCGCAAATGTCTATAAAATCTTTTTCCCATTGTGAGACATGCCCATTATGAAATAAAACTGAACCCTTCAAACTTCCCGCTAATCTTAAATCAGCGGTTTTATTAATAGGAAAAGGATGAGTCAATTTATCACTTATACCACCGCAAGATGAAATCCTGAAATGGAAAACCACTGGGGTTTTAGACGCATCAATATCATACTTCTTGATTAATTCAAGCATTTTATCGGCATCAATCCCCTTCCGAAAAAATAGCCTATTATTCCAGACCCAAGCCATTCCGCCTCCGTCTGGATTTGTCTCTTCCCCTTTTTTCAAATCTTTATATGATGGGAGTTTTCCGCCCTTATCCGTTGCAAAAATTACGCACATGTTTTTTTCCTTTTTTTGATGTTATAGAATATTCCTCAATCAAATGATTGTTGAATTTTTTCGGTAACGCAAAATATATTGGGTTCCCTTCTGAAGACCAATTGTTTTTCTTATCTGATAAATAATTTTCATAAATTTGTAAAATTGCTATGACAGCTTTTAAAGCTATTTTTTTATCCCCAAACATCGGAAGGACTCTGCATTCAATAGTCTCGTGGTCTATCCAACAATAATTTAAAATTGAATATCTCGACTGACCTTGATTGTCACCTAGTTGTCTGCCCGGAGCGTGAACATCTAAACAATAATCATTATGACCTGCAAGCCTGTCAAAGAAAGACCGCTTGTTGGGACAATGAACTAAACCCCATTCAATCAATTCTTTTTTAAAATGTTTATAAAACGATTTTTCACATAAACGGGAATAATCGTCAACTCCATTTAGACTGATATGAACGTGAAGCCCACAGGTTAAATTTACCTCGTCTGGGTGGTAATCGTCAAAAAAATGTTTCATCTCCTCAGATGAGTACAAAATATCACTTGCGACCTCGCCAACATATCCGCTGTGGTAAGACTCGCTTTGATCACAGTCGCAATATTCGTAATCATCACAGTCTGGATGATGCTCATGGTCTTGATAGAACTCAACAGATCCATCCTCTTTAAAAAGGTCATTGTGTCGATACCATAGCCCCTCAAATTCTAAACCAACTGCTTTAACATTGGTGAAAATTTCTGTTTTATTCATTTGCCAATTTCCTTATTTTGTTGAAATTTTAAAGTAAAATTATAGGTCGTTTCAATAATATGATTAATGTAAACGTGCCGCAAAAAATTGTTCAACTGCTCTTTAAATTTTCTCAAGACCGATTTGCAAATAGGAACCTCCAAAATAAATTTATTCCCCTTTTCTGCGAACATGAAAGAGAATACAGCTAAATTATCAAGTAGTAATGTGCCTCCACCGTATCCAAAATAACCCAGCGGGTAAAAATCTTCCGGGACTACTTTCTCTGTCAAGTTGACCTTATCGCCAGAGTCCGCATGAAACAAATTAGGGAGAGCATAAGAGCTTCCATCAACTGGGTCGAGGCTACGCATAAAATCCCAAAACTCAGGAGCTTCAATTGTAACTAAAACACCTTCCATTTTTTTCGATTTATATTTAATTGCATTTGCCCTGACTTGATATGAATCAGCATGAGGGCTTTTCCTTTTACCACCTTTGCCAGACCGTTTCATTCGATTTCTAGCCATTTGTTTTTTTCCTTTTTTTAGTTAAGAAAATAAGTTTATAAACAGATGCAATTATCTCATACAAAGTATATACATGTCAATAATCTTTATTGCCTTTGATGGAAAAAATATCTCTTCTATATATAAGCATTTTTGCGGTAATTGAAAGAGGGGAAGAATGCTGGGAAATACTGATATACAGTGATTCGCTAATCTTTCCCAGAATCGCCCCGAATCGCCTTCCCCCTGTCAATGTTTCATTGTGGAACCTTGCTGAATCGCACGCGATATGCCAAAAATAAATTCGGACAGTTTATGAGTAAATATATTTACTGGAGCGTCCCAATAATGGGATTTTTGCTTAAAAATTTTTAACCCCCTAAAGGTAGAGATTAAGGCATTATATTAAGTCAAAGGATAGAAGGTGTCACTATGTGACATATTTATAACTGCATATTAAATTAAGGCATATTAAGTTAAGGCACATTGGAGTAAGGTCTATGATAGAGGCGACAAGATCACTGTTCACCAATATGGTGATCTTGACGCCGACTCAGGATAGAAACACATGGAAAGTTATTGTAATGTTGGAGCAACCAGATGATTGACAACAAGGGCAAGGGGCGTTGTCAACACTGGTCGCAAACATCATAAAGGTACTTATATTAGGACAAGTCAAAGGATGTGGAAAGTGCAAGCACTCCGGCTGACGCCTCCGGCAAAGAACCGGTGGAATATTATTATAGGCTATCAGTTGTTGCCAACGCAACGGCCTTGCCCGCAATTGTACTGCAAGGAAGATATTAGATACAGTTGCTGTAGCTAACGCCTTGCCTTGCCTGTACCGGGGGGTATACCCCCGGATTTTTAGGGGGTACCCTCAATACATACAGTCTCTTCCACACCCAGCCTCTCCCAAAAAAAAATTTCAAAATTTTTCTTGACTTCTCACTTTCTCTCTGCTATACCATGGGATGAAATGAAACTTAAAGTGGTACGAAAAAAAAAATCCAAAAATTCTGAATGGGTATCTGCGGATAAATTAATTGGTGGATCGGATATCCCGTCTAATTGGGGGATTATTGAGGAGGGTATGTGTTTTCAGGTTAGGGTAAGGGGCGGTGAGCTTTTTGGTTCCTTTGAGCCTGCGAATATATATAGTAATCATTATAAGGTTAAGTGATGCTTGAGCAAGACTCCCACATGTGCGACTACAGGGATTGTGGTAAACTGATTATATTTGATAGTATGGTACAGGGGGTTGACTACGATTTGATGGTGTATAAGGGCAGGCCTAGGAGGGACGGGGAGGAAGAGCGTACGTCCCCTGCGTTTGGGGACTTGGTGTTTATTTTATGCAGGGACCACTTTTATGTTGCCCAAGCGGAGATGATAGCCAACCAAGGCGTTGACGATGAGGGATTAAGGGAGGTATTCGGGATATGGTAACTATATTGAGTATTATTGGTATGGTAGGAGCTTTATTCTTGTTTATCAAGTATTTGACAGGCTTTGGTGTTAAATCCGAAAGGTTGAAGAATTTAGAGGAAGCTCATGGTCACGCTATTAAGGAGGCCAATTTAAGGGCTGAAATAAGGAAGAAATATGTGGAGAAAATCAATAGCATTGTACCTGACGATCCTAACCTTTTTGGCTAGTGGTTGTTTCTCTTGGTACCAACGCAGTAATTTAGACTTGCCTTTGTACCCGAAAGAACCTATAATGGAACTTAAGCGTGAATCGGAGATTAAGTGGTCTATGAGCCATGATGATAAGGTGGAGCTACAGAAATGGATTCTTGGCGTCCAACGCTTTAGGGATGAGTGCTACGTTGTTGGGGGAGGACCATGAAATATTGGTTAGTAATGTTTGTTTGGGTGCTTAGTGGCAGTGTTTATGCAGGTGAGCATTGGAAGGAGCCTGACCATTATAAGGAGGTGGATGTTTCCAAACGGTTTCAAACGGAGAGGGATTTTCATGCCCATGTGTACGCATGGCAACCTAACATGGTGCCCCATTCTGTAGTGGCTTATATGGATTATGACTTAAACACCGCTGTTGATGAGGCGTTAGTTTTTCCTTATTACTCAATGAACAGGATACGAAGCTGTAATCCAGAGCATCGGGTTAAGGCCAAGGAGGATCATTTGGTGTTTAGTATTTGCGATTCGTTAAACAACTTTGAATCTATTCATCAGCCTTATGATTACATAACAACTACCAAGGGATGGGTTTGCCATACATGTATTTATGAGAAGATTTATGGTAAGATGAGTGTGTTCCCTGTAGCCCAAGTTAATGCCAATTAAAAATCCAAATCTAAGGGAGTTGTTGAAGAAGTGGCAATTACGCCTCGGCTTACAGAACTGGCACATTAAGGTTCGATATGCCAAACCTGTAGATATGGAAGGGTGTCAGGGTTTAAACGACTATGACCAGACTTATCTTACTTCTAGTATTAAAATTCTTAAACCAGAGTATTACAGTGACAAGGACTTTCCACAAGATATTGAGGCTACCCTCATACACGAATTGCTTCATCTTCACTTCGCTTTCCTTCGTAAAAGCTCGGATAACGCAGGGGATGCAGAAGAACAAGCAATAGAATTACTAACCAGAGCGGTGCTATATGACAGAAAAAAAACTACCACAGCAGTGGGAGAAGGGCCAAAGCGGAAACCCAAGGGGGCGTCCAAAGGGAGCAAGGTCGAAAATATCGGAGGCAACTCTACAGGACCTTCTGGTTGATTGGGAGGCTCATGGATCAGAGGCTATATCTGCGTTTAGAGACAAGGACCCCGGCGGGTATGTGAGGACGGTAGTTTCATTATTGCCTAAGAATGTTGAGCTTAAAAGTGAGCTTAACGTTAATTTTATTGACGCTTTAAAGGAAATAGAGGATGCCAGCAGAAAGCTCTTGGAAGCAGAAGTTATTGACGTGGAGATCGGACCCTCACTTATTCGTAAAGGAGGTGTTCAAGGCGAAAGCGGAACCGTGGCAGAAGGAGATGATGGAGAATGTCCAGAAGAGCGACAGGATAGCGGTACGGTCGGGACACGGAGTGGGGAAGACGACAGTACTCTCATGGATCATCCTGCATTGGCTCTTGACACGGTATCCAGCGAAGGTGGCTTGCACGGCTCCGACAGCACACCAGCTTGAGGATGTTCTCTGGTCAGAAATAGCCCACTGGTATCGTCAGATGCCTAAACCTCTACAAGCCCTCCTCAGAATGACTGGGGAGCGGATAGAGGTTGAGGGGGCTACCTTGGAATGTTATGCCGTAGCCCGGACGGCTAGGAAGGAGAAACCGGAGGCGTTTCAGGGTTTCCACAGTAAACACATGCTTTTTATAGTGGATGAGGCTTCTGGTGTGGAAGATATTATATTTGAGGTAGGCGAAGGTGCGATGTCTACCGCCGGTGCAAAGACGCTTATGACCGGTAATCCTACCCGCACCAGTGGTTATTTCTATAACGCATTTCATGAACAAAGACATTTATGGACCACTATGAAGGTGGGGTGTGCTGATTCCGGCAGGGTTAACCCACGTTATATAGAGGAGATGAAGGAGAAATATGGAGAAATATCGAACGTATTTCGTGTGCGTGTGTTGGGTGAGTTTCCTTCTGGCGATGACGATTCTGTTATCCCCCTTAGTATTGTTGAAGAAGCTGTGGATAGAGATATCAAACTTGTGGAAGGAGATGTTGTCTGGGGCCTAGACGTAGCGAGATTTGGTGGAGACCGCACTGCCTTAGCTAAACGTTGCAACAATCATTTACTGGGGAATATAATATCATGGCGTGGAAAAGATTTGATGCAGACGGTTGGGATGGTGAAGGCTATGTACGACAAAGCGAAGGGATGGGAAAAACCGGTAGAGATTCTCGTGGACGCAATCGGTATGGGGGCAGGCGTAGTAGACCGTATGATGGAAGTTGGTTTGCCCGTAAGAGCAGTGAATGTAGCGGAGTCACCCTCTACGGAAGGAAGGTTCAACCGAAAAAGGGATGAGCTATGGTGGGAGGCTAGGGATTGGTTTATGAATAGGACATCTGTTATCCCTAATCAAGAGGAACTTATATATGAATTAGCTATGCCTAGGTACCAATATACATCAGCTTCTAAGATAAAGGTGGAATCTAAGGATGAAATGAGACGTAATGGGATACAATCACCCGATTTAGCTGATGCTTTTTGCTTGACTTTTGCTCATACTTATGTTAAGAGTTATGGTAAGAGTATAGTTTACCCTGAACTGGGTGTTGTATAATAGGAGAAAACTGATGGCTGAATATGAAGATACAGGCGGATACGCCGTAAAATTTACAGGAAACAACCACCGTGGGGGTGCTAAACAGGGAGGAAAGTCAGGCCGGGGTTCTTATACCTCAAAGTATAATCACACCAAGATGGAAGATGGTATGGGGAATATGACTACTTCATATCATGGCACCGAACACGGGTACGCATGTGAGGGTGAAGCTCGTGCCAACAAACACGCAAAAAAGATCGCCAACCAATAGGAGTTTACATTTACTATGAGTGCCAAGCTAACTGCTAGGGTCAACACCTTGGAATCACAGGTGGTTGAACTGGAGGAGGTCGTTAAATCATTTTTGTCATTAAAATCATTAAAATCTGATGATTTAGGTATTGACATAACACCTAAGAAGAGAGTGAATGGAAAACACAGTAGCCCAAGGGGAAAAGGTAAAACCAAGAAAAGTTGATGATGAACGCTTGAGAGCGATTATCGACTTTGAAATTAGAAACTCTCTTGGTTTTGGTGGGGAATTATTTGAACAACGTAGGAAAGCCTTAGACTATTATTACGGAGATAAGTTCGGTAATGAGGTTGAGGGTCGTTCTCAAGTTGTGTCTTCTGATGTATTTGACACTATTGAGTGGATGATGCCGTCTCTTATGCGTATATTCACATCAGGGGATGATATTTGCCGTTTTGACCCAGAGGGGCCAGAAGATGTCAAGGGGGCCGAGCAGGAGTCTAAGTATATAAACCATATTTTGATGAAGGATAATGATGGCTTCAAAATCCTTCATGATTGGTTTAAAGATGCCTTAATGATGAAGAACGGCATTGTCAAGTCTTGGTGGGACGAGTCCGAAGAAGTTACTATGGACGAATACGAGGGACTGAACGACAATGAATTTATTCAACTAATCAATACAGACGGGGTTGAGGTATTAGAGCATACCGAGAATCTTAGCGAAGATATAGCTATGCAGGTGGCCATGAGCCCCGGCCTTGAACGTGCTGGCGTAACGCATGACGTTAAGATCAAGAAAACAAGAAAAACTGGGAAGGTACGGGTTACGGTTGTACCACCAGAACAGCATTATATATCACGAAGAGCGGAAGACATAGATGACGCCATGTTCATTGGTGAGCGGTCGCTATGGACAATTTCCGAGCTTCGTGAAGCGGGTTACGATGTATCTGAGAGTATCACAGGAGACGATGAAGGATGGTGGCAGGAGGAGTATCTATCTCGCCACGACTATGACGACTCCCACCTATTGACTGAAGTCAACCCCGGCATGGACGGTGCCGAACGTAAAGTGTGGGTTGACGAAGCCTATATCAAGATTGATAAAGACGGAGATGGAATCTCCGAATGGTTAAAGGTAGTAAAGGTGGGAGAGGTTGTTCTTGAAATCGAAGAGGTGGATGGCCACCCGTATACAGCAATAACTCCCACGCCCATCCCGCATAAGTTCTACGGTTTATCCGTAGCAGACCTAACGATGGACTTGCAATTAGTTAAGTCTACGTTATGGCGGAGCATGTTGGATAATTATTACATGCTTAATAACGGACGTTATGCCGTTCTTGAGGGTATGGTCAACTTGGATGACATGTTGACTTCACGCCCCGGCGGAGTGGTTAGGGAGAAGGTGCCAAACGCTGTACGACCTATAGATACTCCTCCGTTGCCCAACCACATATATTCTATGATTGAGTATGTGGACAAGGTGCGTAATGAGCGTACTGGTATCCGTGCCTTCAATGGTTTGGATGCGGACACGATGCAGAATACTACCGCCACTGCTGTAAGCCAGCAGGTTGATGCGGCAAATATTAAAGAGGAAATGATTGCCCGTATATTCGGGGAGGGTGTTAAACGCCTTTGTTTGAGGATACATGAGATCGTATGCAAACATCAAGACCAGAAAAGGATTGTAAGGTTGACGGGAGAAGAGTGGGTACCGATAGACCCGAGTCATTGGAAGCATCGGATGGACATGACTGTCGTTGTGGGTTTAGGAAACGGAAACAAGGACCAGAAGATAAGAAATCTAAGTATGCTTGCCCAACAGATTGGGGCGACCAGACAGGACCCTGAGCTTAAAGCCTTAACCAGCCCCAAGAATGTTTACAACATGCTTGTTGAAGGGACAGAGGCTATGGACATGAAAAACCATGCTGATTTCTTTACCGACCCTGATTCTCAGGAAGGCCAGCAGGCGGTTCAGATGGCTCAGCAAAACCAACCTAAAGACCCAAAGGTGCAGGCCGAGGAGGTCAAAGGGCAGTTTATGCTTCAGAAAACCCAGATGGATGCACAGCAGGAAATGCAGAAATTGCAGATGGAGGTTGGTAAGTTACAAGCCGAAATGAAGATGGAGGAAATGAAGCAACAGCTTGATTTTATTAAGCTCAAAACAGAAGCTGATAACGAGAAAGCTAAGAATGACATCGAACTGGAGAAACTACGGTCTGAGTTGGTTGCCGAAAGAGAGCAGAATGAGGTGGAACAGGCTAAGACGGCGATTGAAATTGAGAAAGTTAATTTCGAAAAAGAAAAACTGGCTCAGGAAATGGCTTTGGCCCAGCAAGAGCACGACTTAAAGCTACAGGAGTTGGAAGTTGAAAAAACACAAGAAAGATCAGTTAGGATTGGCGAGTAGCCAAGAGATCGTTCGTGCTGTAATTGCTAGGAAGTTTAGGGAAGACAAGGAATTTAGAACGAAGGTAATTCCGAATAAAAAGAGATGTCAGAAAAGAAACTTAGAGGATTACTCGGATTAGAAGAAAAGGTTTCTGGGCGTAAACAGCCTAGCTTGTATCGTGATGTACCGGGAGAATTTGATAGCATAAACCAAGGGTTGCTGGGTATGATGCCATTTGCTGGCATGACACAGCCGGGAAGATGGTTTCATGGTACGCCGGTGAGTAAAAAAATTGATAAGTTTTCAGACCCGGTAATAGATGGTCTAAAAGGTCAATCTAAAAAAAAAGGGGCGGCAATAGACACGCTTATTGGGACGCATGCCGCTAAAGACACTAATGTTTCAAACAAGTTTGCCATGGGGCTATTTAGGAAAGTGCCGGGGCAACAGGGTAGTTATGGACAAACCATACCACTTAAAATAGAAGGAGCTGGTTATCAAGTTCCGCAGAAAAAAACCAAGGAGGGTTGGGTAGCCCAGTCTGATGCACACTCTATCGCTATGGATGTAGCGAACCGGGTTTTTAAGAAAAGTAAAGATTTATTTAAACAGTGGTTGCGCCCTACACTGATGCACAGAGGATACCTGTCAGACAAACAAATGGATGTTATTTGGCATAAACTAAAGGCCGGGAAAAGAGTAGAGTTTCCAAAGTCAAAGGGTCACAGGGATATTTCAGTTGAAAATTTCAGTGATTTGTCACATAAAATTGATCCACAGTTATTTGGCAAGAACAGCACCAGTAAACTGAGGTTTAAGATAGTTGACGCTTACAGAAAAGATTTAAGAGAAAAGGGGTATTCTCATATTACTTACGAAAATACAGCGATGAGCGAAGTCGGTTTATCGGCATCAATTCCCTTGGGTGGTAAAAAGGTAGGTGTTATCCCTAAAGCAGAGAATGACACAGCCGCTATTATTTTAGACCAAAGTAAAATGAAACCAGCATTTGGAAGAGGTCTTATTAAATGACAAAAGAAGAAGAGATCGCACGGGGTAATACCGCCAAGCGAATACTTAAAGAAGAACTGTTACACGAAATATTTGAAGAACATCAGAAACGATATATCATGGAGTGGACTAATACTCCAGTCCGAGATACAGAGGGGCGTGAGAAGATATGGTTCTTGCTCACTGCTCTCAATGAGGTGAAGTCACAGTTGATGACATACGCCGAAACCGGGAAGATGGCAGAGATAGAACTCCACCAGAAGGACAAGGAGGAGAAAGCTACTGGCTTGAAACGGTTTAATAAGAATTTATTTTAGGAGTTTTTATGTCGACCAAGGAAACAGTCGCCGCAGAACCAAGTGTAAATGCTAATTCAGGTATTTTTGGTAGTTATGATGATGTGTCAAGTGCCGCAAAAAAAATTGAAGATTTAGCCGCACCAGAAGAATATGTAGAGAAAGATAAACGGCCCGATCATGAGACTGCTCCTCAAGATGGGACAACCGAAGAAGAGGGTAAAGAGCGTGAAGATACCAGCGAGGAGCAACCCGAAGAGGAAGCTCAAGTTGAGGTAGAGGCCGAAGGTTCAGAAGGGGACCCCGATTACTACGCTGTCAAGATTGACGGTGAGGAGATGGAGGTAACTCTGGATGAGTTGACAAGCAATTACCAGAAAGGAACAGACTATACCAAGAAGACTCAGAAGCTAGCCGATGAAAACCGGAAAGTTGCTGAAATGCAGAACTACTTGGTCCAGCAGAGTCAGGCTTACACACAACAGCTTGAAACGTTAAGGGACAACCTTAATCGTGAAGTAGAGAGTAAGTATGATTCTGCTGAAATGGAGCGTTTGCGAGTAGAAGAACCTATGGAGTATTTTGCCCGTAGGGATGACATGCGAGAGTTGGAGAATCATCAACGGCAAGTAAACGATGCAATACAGGCTGAGACACGTAGCCAACAGGCTGTATTGCAACAAAATCAAGCCGAACATTTGAGGCTAGAGCAAGAGAAACTTTTGACCGCTATCCCTGAGTGGGTTGATGGTGCGAAAGGAAAAGAGATGCGAAATGAGTTGCGTGCTTATGGAATATCTCAAGGGTTCAAAGAGGAAGAGATGGACACGGTTACTGACCATCGTTCGATCTTGATACTAAGGGACGCTATGCTTTACAACAAGATGAAAAATTCCACTGACATCAAAGCTAAACAGATTCGCAAAGCTCCGAAGGTAAGGAAAACAAAAGCGGCCGACATGCGGAAAGCGAGTAAGTCGGAGACGCAAAAACGTCAACGTCAACAACTCAAACATAGCGGAGCCACGGAAGATGCGGCGAGGCTATTGTATGAGATGGATTTATAGGAGAGTGCGATGGCACAGGTAACAAATACCTTTGACAGTTATGACTCAATTGGTAATCGTGAGGACCTTAGTGATGTCATTTATGATATTAGTCCTGTCGATACGCCTTTTATGTCAAACATCGGTCGAACAAAGGCGACCAACACTTTGCATGAGTGGCAGGTAGATTCACTGGCCGCACACAGTGCGGATAATGCAGTTATTGATGGCGATGACGCCACCAACGATGCTGTATCTGCTACTTCCAGACTTAAGAACTACACTCAGATTTCTGACAAAGTAGTTGTTGTTTCTGGCACGCAGGAAGTTATTAATAAGGCAGGCCGTAAGTCTGAGGTAGCGTATCAGGTTGCGAAACGTGGGCGTGAGCTCAAGCGTGATATGGAGGCCCGTCTTACTTGTGAACAGGGTGCTGTTGTAGGTAACTCTACTTTAGCCCGTGAGTGTGCTGGTCTTGAGACTTATTTATCTCAGAATATCAACTCACACGGGGTTGGTGGTTCCACCGATGATGGTTGGAGAACGACTCCGGGGTACCCTGATAATGATGTCACAGATGGCACACAGGTTGCCTTCACTGAGGCAATGGTCAAGAGTAATATGCAGGCTACTTATACCGCTGGGGGAAACCCTGACTGTCTGATGGTCGGTCCTTACAATAAGCGTATCGTATCCGGTTTTTCTGGAATCGCTACCTTGTATCGTGACCAGCGTAAAGTAGGTCCAGCACAGATCATCGGTGCGGCTGACATTTATGTCAGTGATTTCGGCGAGTTGCAGGTTGTCCCGAATAGGTTCCAAAGGGACCGCACTGCGTTCTTTCTTGACAAGTCTTATTGGGCAGTTGCTTATCTGCGACCGTTCCAAGTTAAACCGTTGTCACGAACGGGTGATGCGGAAAAACGTCAGATGCTAGTAGAATATACTTTGGAAGCAAGAAACCCAGAGGCTTCTGCTAAGTCACCTGACTTATCTACGTCGTAAACCAGATGCCCCCTTTAATTAGGGGGCTTCTTTCCGGGGGAGCTATGAATATATTACATAGGTACAACTGGGTTGTGTGGGCTATTATAATTTTAGGCGGTATTTATCATCATTTTTTCTGAGGAATAAGCAATGGCTTTATGGAGTGAATTAGCCGGAACATTAGATTGGAATAGAGCCATTGGCGTATGGTCAGCACCTATTGATGCTCCAAATGTAGAAAAGTTTATGAGCGAGGCCGGTGCTACCGCCGATGTGTTGGGTGTTTCCCGTGATATGAGCGAGTGGGAAGAGGGGTTGCTTTATCTTATTGGCGTAGAAAACAGTGGCACGGGTACGGCAGACGTCACATTTCAAGCATCACCTGATCGTGGTATGACTTGGATGGACCATACTGCATTTACTCAGCTTACAGCAACTGCCAATGAAATGATTAAGCTGACCCAAATTCCAAGGCGTGGCAGGCTTGAATTGGATTTGGGTGCTTCTGGTTCACCAAATTACGATATCACGGTGTACTTTGAAGGAACAAAGAAAAGGCAAGGAAGAGGTATCTAATGGCGACAAAAAAACTTGATAGCGAGTGGTCCGGCGATATACTACGAAATTACTGGTATGACGACACGGCAGATACACTGCACCTTGAGAATGAGCAGGATATTGAACCTGTCTTAGAGCACAACAAGTACCAGCGTGATGCTTGGGAAAGCATGAGAATGTCGGGCATGGGAGAGTTCCATAAGGTAGCAAGTATTCCCTTGGTAGTTGTGGAACAATTAATGCGTGAGGGGGTATGGAACGACAAGGTGGCTTTTAAAAAGTGGTTGAACAAGAGTGACAACACAGTATTTAGAACCTCAACAGCGGTAATTTAATGTCAATAGCATCTTATGACGAGCTTAAAACTGCGGTATCCTCATGGACTGACCGGGATGACTTAACGAGCAGGATTCCTGATTTTATTACATTAGGCGAAGCCTATATTAACCGTATGCTACGAATCAGGCCGATGGAGCGTCGTGTTCAAGCCAGTACGGTGTCTGGAACCAGTTACTACGGTCTTCCACCCCGATACAGGCAAATGCGTCACATGAAGCTGTTGACAAGCCCTACAACCGACCTAGAGTATGTCACTCCTGAACGCCTAGACACTATCTATGCCGGCAGTACCAATGGCAAGCCTCGTGTGTATACGGTGGCTGGGGATGAAATCAGATTAGGTCCAACGCCAGACGCTAGTTACACCATGGAAATGCTTTATTATCAAGCATTTGAATCTTTATCAAGCTCTAAACCAAGTAATTGGTTAATGGAAGAGGCACAAGACCTATTACTTGCGGCGACACTTTCTGAGCTTGGCCCGTTTATTAGGGATGAAAAGGCTGTAATCTACTGGACACAAAAACGAGATAATATTATTGTAAACTTGACCACAGAAGACAGTAAGGACCGACATTCTGGCTCTGCCTTGTCTGTAAGAGTGGAGCATGGAGTTTATTAATGTCGATTTGGACTGAAGTTTTTGCAGAAGAAAGATGGACTTCGGTTTCTAGTACTTGGGCCGATAATACTAATGATTGGAGAGACACCGAAACTGAATGGTCCGTTGGCTCGTTAACTTGGTCTGGGGCTAATCGCTCATGGAATGAGTATGCTACGGAATGGGGATAGATTATACCATTCAGTTTGAGTGGAGTCCGAGGAGAGGCCTCGGGGGTTTTGTTCTTTAAGCCCTCCGTGGGCTTTGAAAAACTTTTTGAACCTCTTTTTTAAGAGTACACGAAATTTTGGGCGTGTCAAGTAAAATCGTACACTAAAATGAAAAAAACTGACAAACCCTCATCCGGTGGCTACAATAACACACAATTTACAATTTATAAAACAACTCTAGGAGATAGAAAATGGCTTTAGAAAGTGTAACATATATTTCAGATTTAGTAACTACCAACCCCGTAGCCACAGATGACGTTAGCCAAGGTGATGATCATTTGCGGGCTATTAAGACCGGTTTAGCGGGTTCTTTCCCTAATTTTGCGGGGGCCGCTATGACTAGCACGGAGGCAGAACTTAATGTTCTCGACGGCGTAACAGCCGGCACGGTAACAGCTTCCAAGGGGCTTGTTGTTGATTCCAGTTCAAAGTTGAATACTTTAAATATTGATAATATTGATCTGGACGGCAACACAATATCAACCACCGACACGAACGGCGATCTAGTGGTGGCCCCCAACGGAACAGGGGACGTTGATTTTGACGCATGCTCCATTATGATTGACACTGGCGAGGGGATCAAGGACGCTGGTGGCGACGAGTATATGGTGTTTACCGAGACTACTACTCCAGTTAACTATATTGGTGTTACGCAGGCGGACACCGGGAGTGGTCCAATTTTAGCGGCGGCTGGTAGCGATAGCAACATTGATCTTAACCTGACACCAAAAGGTTCGGGGGGCGTGGTTGTCAACGGTTCTTTTGTTACCGCAGAGACATCAACGAGAAGTGGTGCCGGAGCTATTCCAGTTACCGCTTCGTTATGTGAGATTACATCTACGGGTGCTGACGCTATGACATTGGCAGATGGTGTTGAAGGCCAGCATCTCACACTTCTCTTTGTAACTGATGGCGGGGATGCCACAATTACCCCATCTAACTTTGCGAACGGGACAACCATTACATTTGCGGATGTTAATGATTCCTGTGATCTAGTATTCACTAATTCAAATTGGTATATGAAGGGTGCTGGATATGGGGCTCCTGTTATAGCTTAATTAGTTTGTGCCTTGGAGGGGGCCTAATACCCTCCCTTAATTTTATATTGGAGTGTTAAATGGGAATAGAGAGCGTAACATACATTGATGATTTTGATTCGTCAAACCCATTAGGGACCGACCCCCGCTCAGAGGGTGATAATCATATAAGGCTGATTAAGTCTGGGATTTTGGCAACTTTCCCTAGTATTGCCGGAGCCGTGACTGCAACCCACACAGAACTGAATGTTTTGGATGGTGTCGCAGGTGGCACGGTAACAGCCTCTAAAGGGGTTGTGGTAGATGGGAGTTCCAAGGTAGATGTTTGGAATGTAGATAACCTGAGTTTAAACGGTAATTCCTTAACCTCTACCAGTGGGGACCTTCAATTAGCCGCAGTTTCAGGATCAAATATTACGCTACAGGATGACGCTGATAATACCAAGGAAGTGACCTTGGACATGGCTACTGTGACAACCTCAACTGAGCGCACTTGGACCTTCCCAGATGCCACTGACACCTTTGTCGGTAAAGCAACAGCTGATACATTAACCAACAAGACATTAACCTCTCCCACAATCAGTACCAGCCCAACAGCGTCTGGTTCTACATGGGCTGATTTAGGTACGGTAACTACCATTGATATTAATGGTGGCACCATAGATGGCACCAATATAGGTGTCTCATCTACGGGGACAGGTGCGTTTAGCTCGTTGGCAGTTGACAATATTAATATCAACGGTAATAGCATTACTTCCACTACCGGTGATCTTGAATTAGCCGCTGTATCCGGGTCGAGTCTTACTTTGCAGGATGACGCTGACAACACTAAGGAAGTAACCTTAGATATGGCAACGGTGTCCACAGGTACAGAGAGGACTTGGACTTTCCCTGATACTGCGGGTACTTTTGCATCCCAGTCTTATGTGTCAGATATGACCAGTGCGGTTGCTTGGTCATACACATTTAATACTGGCACCACAATGTCTGACCCCGGTGCGGGTACTATCCGTTTTGATAATGCGACACTTGCCTCTGTAACTAACTTGGCTTTTGATGCTACGACAGCCGATACGGGCAACCCTGACATATCCGATTTTATAGCAAGCATAGATGATGGGACCAACACATCTCATGAGGGTTTCATCACCATCAAGAAGCAGTCAACCCCATCCACTTTTGCCGTGTATGCGGTAA